AAAAACTTTGGCAACCTTGTTAAAACATCATTAGGAACTGAAACAGATCCTTCCATCCATGGAACAACCACGAGACGAACGTTGTAATTAAGAGCCTGCGTCATCGCAGTAGGCGCCTGATCATTTGGATCAGGATCTATGCAGAGCACAACCTGTCCTTTGTTATCAGTAGAGGTCTCAGGTAAATAAAAGAACCTGAGTCGCTTAAACCGATAATAATCGAAGCTGTTGGCTATACTACTGCACCATGGGAGAAAACTAGCTAGGCCAGGGTTCAAGGAGATGGGCACAATAGCGAAATTGGATGTAGATCCAAATACGTCTGATATGTACTCACGTCTCGTCAAACACCAAGGCTTGGCTCTTTGCCTCCTGGTAGATGCATCAGAGAATCCGTATGACACGGGTGCCTGTTGTTTCTTAACCACAACCATCGCTCGAGAGTTATTCGTCTTGGCGTTGGTGTTGGGTTGGGACATTTTCTTTTTCCGGGTTGTCCTCTTCCGGGAAGGTAATAGCGTAATCTTCGGCGCTCCACTCATTTATTTTTCTGCCAAGGACCTCCCCCTGGGCAGTTTTCGCCAACCACTCACGTATCTCCACCAATTTGGGGCTATGCCGTAAAGTCGAACAAAACTGAAACCACAAGGAATAATCCACCTTGGGTATAGGCTGACACAAGAAACGGTAAAAAGTCTTGGACCAGGTTATAGGCTCCCAGGTGGCCGTTCTTAAATCTATTCGTGAACTACAAAACTCAACATAATCCCCTTCACAGGGTCGATATTGTTTCACTTTGTGGCCCAAACGCTCATAAATACTTGCGGCTTTTGGTCTAAATTCTACTATGGCGTCATCTCCAACAACAGCGACAAAGCTACTGCCTGATAACCAAGCCAACATAACAGCTATTCTTGAATTCGTGGAAGTCGTGTTATAACTCCCGCTCTTTTCAATTCCAGCTTCACGTTGTGCTACCATAGTCCCATCGGAAAAAGAGAAAACGGCTAAAGACAGACATCTAACGCGGTTACGAACAGCTCGTTGCCAGGCTGGGCTAGCATTGACAGCCAAAGCAATTCTGCATTCGGCATCCCAATCTAATTCCCATCCTTGAACGGACCAATCAAAACCACTGATATCCACATCAGCTAATTGAATTCCACCTACACGGGCATTGTCTAACTCCCTAGCCAATATCTTGACATCCTCATCGTTGGTCATTGAGCCGCCGGGCTTACTAGGAATAGTAGTCCAGTTATCAATTTCAGCGTTGTTCTGTCTAGCATATAACAACCTTTCGATTATTTGGTCAACAAGACTGACCGAACTAATAAGTCTTAGACGCCGTTGGGCAGTCTTTAACTTATTATGCGGCTCATTCTTAACAAAGACTCGTATGGGATCACACAAGCCTGCTTGAACAAGCTGTTCTGCAGTCATTTTCCTCACATCTTCGGGTTCCATCATTGCTACAAGCGACAATCGCTCTTTAAC